CAGTAAAATTACTATTACCGCTAAATAGGCTCACTTTTAATACTATCAGCTAAATATCTTCATAGAGGGTAGAATCCCCTAGATTATGGAGATATTTCAAATGGCTCAATTAAGTTCCCCAGGCGTAAGCGTTTCAATCATTGATGAAAGCGCATACGGCTCAGCTGGCTCTGGTACAGTCCCTGTTATCGTTCTTGCAACTCGTTCAGGCAAAACTGCCCCAGACGGATCAACAGCACAATATACAACTGCCCCTTTTGCTAAAAAACCGCTTATTATTACAAGTCAACGCGAGTTGGTACAATTATACGGCGAACCAAAGTTTACAGTAGTTGACGGTACACCAGTACACGGTCACGAATTAAACGAATACGGCCTATTAGCCGCGTATTACTATTTAGGTATTGCTAACCGTGCTGTTCTAGTACGTGCAGACTTAAATATGGAAGAATTAGAACCGCAAGCAACTGCACCTGTTGGCCCACCAACAAATGGTCAGTATTGGTTAGATACAAGCGCAACATCCTTTGGTTTATTTGAAGGTAATGGTAGTGCATGGATCGCTAAGCCAGTAATACAAGCTGACGGCACACCTGGTGCTAGCGTTGGGGTAGTTGGTAGCTATGCAGTATCTACTGGTACAACAACAGCATTTTACAAAAAAGTATTAGTTGATAGCGTTGCAACTTGGGTAATAGTTTCTACTGGTAATGTTGGCGCTACGGTAACAGTTGCTCCTCACTATGCAGTTCCTACTCCTGGAGTTGGTGCAGTTTGGGTTAAGTCTACTTCACCTAATGCCGGCCTAAGTGTTTCATTGAAAAAGTACAATGCAACAACACAAAGTTGGACAGCACAAGCTATTGGCGCAAGTAATCCAGACCAATTAGTTACATATGTAGACAATGCAACTGCTATTGCAGCGTTTGGTTCTAAATTAGTAACAAACAGCATTTACTTACAAGTACCTTCTGCTTCAGTTGGTGGCTTTACATTTAAACGTTACAACGGTACAGCATTCGTTGATCTAGGATTGACAGCTCAACCAACTACTCCGTTTGGCGCTACTGCAAACGGTACATTATGGTACGATGCAGGCGACACAGTTGACGTTTATGTCAAAGCAACAGTTGGCGGCGAACCAACATGGTTGCCAGCAAATCAAGTTGATGTTAATACAACTGAACCAGCAGAACCAAATTTTGGTGATGTATGGATTGATACAAATGACATGGCTAACTATCCAATGATTAAAACATTTGATGGTAGTGCTTGGGTAGCTAAAGACAATGCTGATCAAACAACTCCAAATGGTGCATTGTTTGCTGACTTGACTGCTACAGCAGGCGATGCAAGTGGTGTAGGCTTTGGTGCAACTCCAATGGACGATCAAACTCCAAATCCAGCATACTACCCAGAAGGAATGGTATTGTGGAACAGTGCAGTAAGTTCTGGTAACGTTAAATCGTGGAATGCAACAACTGGTGTATGGCAGACAGAATCTGGTAATGTTGATAGTGGTCCTAAAGCAGGCGCTCCTTACATGTTTGACAAAGCTCAACGACGTGTAGTTGTTAAGCGTTTACAAGAAGCATTGGCTGATAACGAAGAACTACGTGCAGAAACACTAGTGTTCAACATTATTGCAACTCCTGGTTATGTTGAATGTATTGACGAGATGGTAACATTAAACGTTGATCGCAAGGAAACTGGTTTTGTTATTGCTGATACTCCAATGAAGTTGTCTTCTAAGACTACTGATGTTGTTAATTGGGCACTTGGTGCTAATGCAGGTACCAATGGTGCTGATGGCTTAGTAACACGCAACGGCGGCGCAGCAATTTACTTCCCAAGTGGATTGTCAACTGACTTGAGCGGCAATGATGTTGCAGTTCCTGCAAGTCATTCAGTTCTACGTGGTATTGCTTATAACGACCAAATTTCTTACCCATGGTTTGCTCCAGCTGGTTTGACACGTGGTGCTTTAAGTGGTATTAGTAATCTTGGTGTTGTTAATGCTGAAAACGAATTCGTTCCATTGGCATTGAATCAAGGTCAACGTGATGCATTGTACGAAAAGAATGTTAACCCATTGGTTAATTTCCCAGGACAAGGTTTATATATTTGGGGTCAAAAGACTCTATACCCAAGCAGCTCTGCACTTGACCGCGTTAACGTTGGTCGTTTGTTGGCTTACTTGCGTGAGCGTTTTGATGTAATTGCTCGTCCGTTCATCTTTGAACCAAACGATCAGCGTACACGTGACCGCGTACTTGCAGTGTTCAATGGCTTCTTGGCCGACTTGTTCACTAAACGTGCAGTATATGACTTCTTAGTTGTGTGCGATGGTACAAACAACACACCAGCGAGAATTGATAGAAATGAATTGTACATTGACGTGGCCATTGAGCCAGTTAAAGCTGCTGAATTCATCTATATTCCAGTTCGAGTTGTAAACACCGGCGCGATTGCCGGCGGCACACGCTAAATAACACTGACAGGAGAATTACAAAATGGCAGTTAATCTAACAAAATTTAACGTAGACGGTGGAAGCTCTGGAGTTTTGGTACAGCCAAAACTAAGCTATCGTTTTCGTGTCAAACTTAATGAGTTTGGCGCAGGTGCCAACCTAGAACTAACAAGTCAAGTTGTTAGTGTTTCGCGTCCTAGCTTAACACATGATGATGTTGTTATTGATGTTTATAACTCAAGAATCAACTTAGCAGGTAAGCATACATGGGATGCAATTACACTAACAGTACGTGACGATGTAACTGGTTTAGTAGCACGAGCAATTGCAGCGCAATTGCAAAAGCAAGTTGATCATGCTGATCAATCTTCAACTAAAGCTGGTAGTGGTTATAAGTTTGGTATGGCAATTGAAAACTTGGACGGTAGCAATAGTGGTCCAACACCATTGGATTCATGGGAATTAGCAGGTTGCTATATTCAGAACGTTAACTACGGTGAAAACAATTATGCTACAAGTGATGCACTAACAATTACTATTGCTATCAAATACGATAATGCTAACCACACTATCCTTGGTACAGAAGCACTTACTGGTGGATTAGGCAACTCAACTGAACAAACTTCAGGCGGCGTAGCTCCAACTTAATAGTGTACGTTAACTAAAAGTGATAAGTAAGTGCAAGCAGAAATGCTTGCCCTTATTAGGAGAAAAGAAAAGGGTGAGAAATCGCCCTTTTTCATTGATATATGTCATTTACAAATATAGCTACAAAATTAATTCAAAATGGTCAGCAGACTTTTGGATCATTTCCTGACAACCGTCCGCTTTCAACTGGGTTTGTCTTTTTAAAATTTGCATGGGAAGTTGAACTATCATTGGAAGGCAGCGATCCTAAGGGATTAAGTTCCACAGGCCCGCTAATTGCAAAAACATGTGAGTTACCACGTTGGTCAGTGGACACACAAATTATCAACGTATACAATCATAAAACAATCGTACAGACTAAAATGAGTTATGAAACAACTACAATGTCATTTTATGATCAGTCGAGCAGTGCAGCAGAAACATTGATTTGGGATTTTATCAAAGCACAATTTGATCCATCAGACGGCAGCAAGGCAGCTACGTTTAAACCACTCACTGTTAAGATTACAATGAAAGATTTAAGTGGTGATGCTAGCGCAAAAGACAAGATTTATATATTACGTAACGCATACATTGTAGACGCTCAACATGATACCCTTGACTATTCTACAAGTGATCCGGTATTGTGGACTATTACATTGCGGTACGAAGATTTAGAAACAAATGAATTCAAAGGTGAAACTCCAAAAATAGCAACTGGAATCGCAGCATTACCGAAGCCACCAAAGAAAATTTTATCTTCTCCAAATGCTGCAACTAAAATTGAAAAACCAATAAAAGCTGACACCGCAGCAGAAGTTAGCAAATGGGTGCAAGCAGGTGGCAAGGAGACAGGCGGCGGCGCAGCATATGGTAATCCAAATATGATCAACAAGTATAAAACCAAACCGGTGGCTACTACTGCATGGCCAACAACTCCGTCAATTACGTCAAGGATAGCAAATGCATTTGGGTTTGGTCAGGGGACAGGGACAACTGCTACAAATGTAACAGCAGCATCCGCTACAACTGTGCAAACTGGATTTAGTCCAAGTACAGGAACATCTGCTACAACTACGCCAAAGTCATTGCCAATGACTCCGCGTGCAAAGTTGTTTATCACCAATGAAGAAAATAGAATTAAAAATATGCCAGATGTAACACCAGAGTGGAAGACTGCATATATTTCTGCATTAAAGGAGATGCCGCCACAGTCCCCAAGTCCGCAGGTACAAAAAGCCGCAAAGTTATGGGCAGCAAACCAAGCATCGCGCACAGCACCTATGCAAGTAACACAATCGAGAACAACTAATAGTGGGATTAATAGTACAGCATCTGGAGGATCTAGTAGAGAGCCAAGCAGTCCTGGCGTGCGACAAGGAACAACTCAGATTAATCCTAAAACAAACGATACTTTAACTCCAGCAGTACTAACGACTCAGTCGCGACGCGAACGCGACTATAAGAATACAACAGCACAGAGCAGAGATTTATAATAATGACAACTTACAAAGTAATTCCACAAGTTGATTTTGACAAGTCTGTGCAGCGAATAATCGTACTTGGTCTGAATCGTATTGCATCTGAGAATATTGTATTAGCGTTTTGGAAAGCTAGCCAAGATCTTGATTTAAATTTTAAAACTCTAATAGACAATGCAGTTGCACTAAAATCATTAGATGTAGAGCAACCAATACTTGATCATATAAATTTAAATTTACCAAGCACTACTCAGTACCATAAAAGAGTAGCTCGTGCTATTTCTCCAATCGTGCAGCGAGAACTATAATGGCAAACAACTTTCAACAAGGGTACTATGTAATACTGAATCCTGAAAAGTATGTAGGCAAAGGAACACCAAAATATCGCAGCGGCTGGGAATTGACATTTATGCGATTTTGCGATAATCACCCAAGCGTAGTAAGCTGGGCAAGCGAATGTGTTCGTATACCTTATAAAAACCCATTTACTGGTAAAGACACATTTTATGTACCAGACTTTTTAGTAACATATCAAACAGCCAGCGGCAATCGCGCAGAACTTATTGAAATTAAACCTAAAGCACAGGCCGTTATGGAATTGGCACGCAGCCAAGCAGAAAAAGCAGCGGTTGCACTTAATATGTGCAAGTGGGCAGCAGCAAAAATCTGGTGCAAACGTATGGGCGCAACATTTCGAATCTTAACTGAAGAAGATATCTTCAATAACACCAATCCTTCACGTAAACGTCGCAAATAGTCATAAGTAAAGTATGACCAAGAAATTAGAAGAAGTATTTGGCTTCCCTCCGATTGCGGAAGCTATTGCGAATCTAGACACACAACCAGAAGTTTCTGAAGGAATTCAGGAACAGCTTGATTTTGCTCAAGCTACAATTGACATGGCAAACCGTGTTGATATTGCCTTGCCCACTGTAACAGATATGGCAAGTGCAGAGCGTGAGTTAGACAAGTTAGCAAACATGGCGCAAGAACAAAGCGAACGTTTGATGGATTTGGGATTTAATGTTGACGATAGAAATGCGGGTAAGATTTTTGAAGTTGCTGCAACACTGCTAAAAACAGCAGTTGATGCAAAGATTGCAAAATTGGACAAAAAACTTAAAATGATTGACCTACAGCTTAAAAAAGCTAAAATGGACAATGATAAGGGTAGTGAACCAGATAACGTGCTTGATGCAAGTGACTCTGGTTTAGTTGGAAACCGCAATGATATTGTGCAAGCGATCCTGAAACGTGTGAGTCAGAATAAATAGTCTTACTAAGAGGATATTATTATGCCCACACTATTAGAGTACATTAACCAGTTACAGCGGGAACACCGCTATCGAATCAAAATGGCCTTCCAGCCAACTGATCGACAACTGGAGTCATTAGAACGTCATATGAAAAAATATGACGCACTGGAAGTTGGCCGCCCAGAAAAATTGATGTTACAATCAATGCCAATGGACTTCCCGCAACTTGGCGGGCAAGAAATTGTTATTGTTGATGTAGTAACACGCTTACCAATCAGTCCACCTATGTTAGAAAGTGAACTTCGCGGTTTAATGTTTATTGCCAATGGAACACTTAAAGTATTTGGCCGCGATGAACCAGTTGAACAAGAAATGGAAACCAAACATACAGATGGCGAATATGCTGTCAATGTTGGATCTGATTATACTGATGCAGAAGCAAATGCTGTAAGCGCAGATGATGCTGCTGGCGACAAGTACAATCAAGCCATGCTTGATGCTGCCAATAAAGCAGACACTGAGCGCAAAGCAAACATTACACAAAAGGTTGGAAAAATTACAACTGGTCCAGATTTTAAAGGTCCAGTTGACGGTAATAAGAGTCCAATGAGTAAAATTGTAAACACATTGCCAACAGCTAAAGGAATTAAGAAATGAAACAATCTAAAAAATTAAACGAAGGCATTCGCATAGCCAAAGAAGGCATTGAAGAATGTTGGGATGACATGGGAGGTCAAGAAATGACTAACGGTGAACAAGGCGAACAAATGTCAGTGACAATTTCCATGCCTGGAAAAAATATTAGCGTTACGACAGACAGTGCAGACGAAATTGGCAACATTCTTCGTTTAGCAGGTATTACTATGGGCGGAGCTTCTGCAGAAATGCCAGGCGAAGAGCCAGGCGAAGAGCCAGGCGAAATGCCAGGCGAAGAACCATCAATTATGTATGTTGGTGCCCAAGAACCAGTAGCAGGCGATAATGACGGCGATGGCGATCATGACATGCACGATCATGAAATTGAAGATAGTAATGATTCGGAAGAAGAACCTGAAGAAGAAGAATCTGAAGAAGAAGACGAAGTTGAAGAAGCTACTCAAACTCCATCATCATGGACTGACAAACAAGGTGAAACTCATCCAGCAACTAAAGTGCAAGGTGATCGCTATGGCAATGGAACAGAAGATGGAGCAGAACCAACACCAAAACGTACTGCAATGATTGACAAAGATGAATTTGATGAATCTGCTCGTATCTTGCAACTTGCTGGTGTAACTAACGAAGCACAGAGCGCCGCACAAAAAGCAGCATTTGCAAAAATGATTGCCAAGAAAAATGGCGGCAAGTCTGAAGATAAAGCTGACGACAAAGACGACAACAAGAAGCCTGATGCTGACGGTGACGGCAAGCCTGATTGGGCAGATAAAGACGAAGAAGTTAAAGAAGACACACCAGTTACTAACTCAATTTTTGGTCAAGGAGTTTACGAACAAAGCTATGCTCGTATATTAGAACTAGCAGGAGTTACTGAAAGTAAGTTGATGAATAGCCCAGCTAACACGTCAATGGACGAACCAAAAGTTTATCATAGTTTACCGTCTGGTAAAGGAACTGGCGCAGGTCGTAAGGACTATGGAGCTAACCGTGCTAACAACCAAGGTGAGAATCCAATGGGACCAGCTGACTTAGTTGACAAAGTATATAGTACAAGTCCTAAGGCAGATGTCGAAGAAGCATTTAGTACAGCAATGGGCGAGTATCGCAAATTTGTTGCAGAAAAAATTGCTACTAAAAAGTAATAGAGGAATTTGTGGCTGCTGAAAATACGTTCGTTAAGTCACCCTTTAAAGTAGAGAAGTTCACGGACGAACATGTCCGTGAACTTGCCATTTGTGCAGTTGATCCCATATACTTTATTGATAATTATTGCTGGGTGCAGCATCCTACAAAGGGTAAAGTTAAGTTTAAACTCTTTGATTATCAGCGCGAGCTAATTGATTGCTATCACAATAATCGTTATAGTATCAACATGCTAGGCCGACAGATGGGCAAGACTGCATGTGCAGCCGCTTACCTAGTATGGCGTGCAATGTTCATGGCTGATCAAACTATTCTTATTGCTGCTCACAAGTTTGCTGGAGCTCAAGAAATTATGCAACGTGTTCGTTATACATATGAAACACTTCCTGAATTTTTAAAAGCTGGAGCAACTAGCTACAACAAAGGCAGTATTGACTTTGACAATGGTAGCCGCATTGTATCAACTACAACAACAGAAACAACTGCACGTGGTATGTCACTATCACTAATCTATTGCGATGAGTTTGCATTCGTTAAGCCACGTATTGCTTCTGAGTTTTGGACATCAATCAGTCCTACATTGAGTACAGGTGGTAAGTGTATTATTACATCAACTCCTAACCAAGACGATGACCAATTTGCACGTATTTGGAAAGATGCTACTAAGAAAACTGACGCATATGGTAATCCAAATGCAACAGGACTTGGCCGTAACGGCTTTGCTAGTATTAAATTTATCTGGAGCGAGCATCCAGACCGTGATGAGGAATGGGCTGCTACTGAACGTGTAAAAATTGGTGAAGAACGTTTCTTACGTGAACATGAATGTGAATTCATTATTGCTGATGAAACATTAGTTAATCCGATGAAATTGATCACTATGGACGGCATTGAACCTAATGGCAAGATGGGACAAGTGCGAGTCTACAAGTATCCTGAAAAGCAGGGAACATACGTCATTGGCTGGGATCCAAGTTTGGGAACAGGTGGTGATCCTGCTGCTATTCAAGTATTCAAACTGCCCGAGCTTGAACAGGTTGCAGAGTGGCAGCACAATAAAACTGACATACAAGGGCAACTACGTACACTAGTAGCAATCCTAAAATGGTTAAAAACTGAAACTGGAAGTGCTGCAAATTTATATTGGAGTCTCGAAAACAATACAATTGGTGAAGCTGCACTTATTAGTGTTCGCGAATATGGCGAAGAAAACATCCCTGGCACATTTGTGCAAGAAATTCGTCGATTAGGACAAAGCAAAGGCCGTCGCGGATTTAACACAACACACAAGTCTAAGATTACTGCTTGTATGCGTTTAAAGAGTTACGTTGAAAGCGATAAGATGTCAATCAAATCGCATAACTTGCTACGAGAGCTAAAGAACTTTATTGCACGTGGTGCAAGTTTTGCAGCGAAAGATGGCGAAACTGACGACTTAGTTATGGCAACAATCTTAGTGCTACGTATGGTTGAAGTTATTATGACCTGGGATTCTGGCACATACGATAGGCTTGTAAATGCAGGCACAGAAGATATGCTACGTCCGATGCCAATTGGCTTCTTATAAACTAAATATAACTATGCCTACAAGAGAACAACTATCCAAAGAACTTGCTGCTACAGTAGCAGGTATTAGCCACGATGCAACGTTTAAAGACGAAGATGGCAAAAGTACATTAGATCAAGAAAATGCAATTTATCAGTACTTGCCGTTATACGGCGTTATGCTAATGATCAACCATGATAATACTGATGTAGAAGTTTGGTATGACCCGTCAACTACTGATCAAAAATGGTTCCAGAAGGACTTTGCACCACGAGTTAAAGCAATTTCCAGACGCTATCTATATGGAACTACTATCCGTAGCTATGACGGCGACATCGAACCAAAGCAAATGGTGCATCGCACCGAAGCAGTAACTGAAGCACGTAATAGTCAAAAGTTTAGTTATCATCCACTTGGTAGCACTCAAATCAGATTAGCACATAGCAAGCCAGTAACTGAAGAACGCCCAGGCGCTCGTAGTCGTAACATTAAAGCATTGTTCATTGAGAAGGATGGCGAACGCTTCCGGTTCCCGCATAATCATTTACTTGGGGCCCGTGTCATGGCGCTACATGTAGAGTCTGGTGGCAAACCGTGGGACGAAACTGGATCTAAGATTATTGAAATTTCCCGTCGCCGTAAAGACATTATGGAACTGCTACGTTGGAGCAAACGTCTTAACGGACCAGAGCAATCTGCACAGGTCAATGAAATCAAATCCCGTGGGCAGTCCGAAGTCATTATGCTTAAACGTATGATGGAACGTGCTGCCCGCACTGGTGATCTAAGTGGTGTAGTCGAATATCAATTGCCAGTACGCGAGCCAGTATCAGAACACGATATTAGTGCAATGACCAAACGTCAATTTGATCCTCGTGCGTTAGCAGGATTAGAATTGATCAAACCCAGAGACCTTGTCACTGAGGTAATGGCAGACTTTACAAGTACATTAGACAAGCTACTTGGATAAGAAAGGCCCACTAAGTGGGCTTTTTGCTGGCCAAATCAATTTGTCCGTTTTCTGGCAAAACTGCTCGAAAAGAGCACTTGACTTGTTTGCAAAAGGTAAGTATACTACAACACATGCACAAAGAAAACGCATGTGTTGTTTTAGTCCGCTATAGGGCTTAACACTCAATTTAACTCAACTTAAAAAGGTAATACT